GACCAACATATCTACAAGCTGAGCAGGACTAACTGTGGTTATCCGGCAAAGAGCGAAAGCTGAAAATTTGGGTAGAGGGACAGGATCCCCGTATTGAGGAGAAAAGATGAGCGCCATCGGTCGTATTAGCGGTCCGCTCTTAAAGTCGAACTTGATTCGTAATGGAATCGATTTAGCTTTTGAGACGGATTTATTATATCTTGATGTAAACAATCAACGCATCGGTATCAAAAACGCAACACCTCAATACGAATTAGACGTCACAGGTACAACACGTACAACAAATTTAACAGTTACTAATAGAGCAGATATTGGAGATGTAAATATCCAAGGTAATACCATCTGGAGTGATGGCCAATATCTTAATTTAGGTACCCTTGATAACATAGTTTACAACAATAAATTACGTGTAGACGACATTGATGTTGAAGGTAATGTCATTAGTACAAACGTATCAAATTCAAATTTAGAACTTCGACCAAATGGCACAGGTACTGTAGAAGTACTAGCAGATATGAATGTTAGCGGAAATATTCACGCAACTGGTAATATATCTGCAGACGGCAATATTACGCTGGGCGATGCTGACACTGATAATATTACATTTAATGCTGATGTTGCAAGTAATATTATTCCAGATATAGACAGAACGTATACACTAGGTACAGCAGGAACAGTATATTCAGAAGGCTCCACTTATACAGCAGGCGATATTACAATAACTGTAAACAACGGTACTGGAACATTATCTATACCAGCAGCCGGAGTTGCTTGGATAGACGATGTAGCATCAGAAACAACAGGATATTATTATCTAATAACACTAAACACAGTATCAGGTACTAGATATTCTGCAACTACTACTTCTGATTGGTCTGGAACAAATCCACAAACAGCAAGTGTATCTGTTCCAGATATTCCTAACGGAACATATAACGTTACACAACTACAAAAAGATGCTAAACGTTGGGACGATATTTGGGTTAGGTCTATTACTACTGACGGCGTTAATACTGGTAACATTAGTGTTGATGGTATTAATCTAACATTACGTCAAGGAAATATTTATTATGTTGCTGAAAACGGCGATGATTCACATTACGGTAATCATCCGCAAGATCCGTTTGCATCAGTAGCACACGCATTAAGCGTTGCAGCAACAGATGTTAGTAATGGCGAACTTGCTCCAACTATACATATTCTTCCAGGTGTGTACACAGAAACATTTCCGTTAACAGTTCCAGCAGGCGTTACAGTCAAAGGCGAAAGTTTAAGAAGTGTAAAAATTGTTCCTACAGTAGCAACACAAGATTTAGATGCATTTTTGCTAAATGGCGAAAGCACTGTAGAAGATGTCACAGTTGCAGATTTTTATTATAACAGTAGCAACGACACAGGATATGCTTTCCGTTTTGCTACAGGGTTTACTGTAACTAGTCGTAGTCCGTATATTAAAAACATTACAGTAATTACAAAAGGTAGCGTAACAAGTGCAAGTGACCCGAGAGGTTTTGCACAAGGTGATGCTGGTAAAGGCGCCCTAGTAGACGGCAGTGCCGCAACAACAAACAGTCGCGAAGCAGCAATGCTATTCCACGCAGCAACATTTATTACACCAGGTGTAGATGCACTTACAGCAACTAATGGTGCTAGAATAGAATGGCTAAATTCATTTACATATTTTGCAAATAAAGGCCTAAACGCATTTGACGGAACAACTGGATTAAGAGGCGACGGTAAAACACGTATTAGACTAAGTGGATTATCAGGAACAGCACCAGCAGCAAGTCAAACAGTTACATTTACTTCAACAGACAGTTCAACAGTAGTTGGCCCATTAACAATTGAAAGTGTTGAAAACGGCGATATACTTATTGTTGATGGTAAGAATACAGACTTAATTGGCTTTGACACAACCCCAGCAACTATTGCATTTAGTGGAGGCGGCTCTGCAACTACAATCGAAAATGTAGATGTACGAGACTTTGGTGCTGAAATTAGAATGATTGGTAGTGCTAGTGTTTACGGCAACTTTGGATTAGTAGGAGACGGTCCGGGCGTATTAGTTTATGCTATTGGACACAACCTAGCATATATTGGTAACGGAAAAGAAGTTACTAATGAAACAAGTACAGTTATTCAAGCAAACGAAGTAGTTGAAACAAATGATGCACAGATACGTTATAACTCGGTAGATCACAAAGGTGACTTTAGAGTTGGAGATTTATTTTATGTAAATCAAGATACAGGTAGTGCTGCATTTAGTGTTAGTGACTTTATTATTAACACAACTAATGGAGTTTCTTTTAATACAGGAAGCAATACTACATTTGTAGACGGAACTAAAATTGAAACAGGTGACTGGCGTATTAGTGGCAACACTATTCAAACTCTAACGCAAGACGCAGACTTTGCAGCAGTAAGTGGACAAATTAATTTATTAGACAACGTTGATATTACTGGTGATTTAGATGTCACAGGTAATGTAACTATTGGCGGCAACATTACAATTGGTGACGAAGCAAGTGATACTATTCAGTTTGTTGCAGGAATTGACAGTGATATTATTCCAAGATTAGATAGCACATATAGTTTAGGTACTGCTACAAAAACTTGGAGTAATTTGTATGTAAATCAAATCAACGTAGATAGTTTACAAATACGTGACAATTATATTACAACAACAGATTCAGACGCAGACTTAGAGCTACGTGCATCAGGCACAGGTCAAGTACTTGTACCTAGTAACAATGTACAAATAGATAATGATCTAACTGTAGATGGAACAGTTACACTTGCTAATACAGCTATTACAGGCACACTAACACTAGTTGGAGATTTAAATCAAACTGGAAATTATACGCTTACTGAAGATTTAACTGTTGGACAAAATCTAACTGTTGGTGCAGCAGCACAGTTTGAAGAAATATTAATTGATGATAATTTTATTACAACTACCACAAGTGATACAGATTTAGAATTACGTGCTAACGGAACTGGCGAAATACTTGTTCCTAATAACAATGTAAACATTACTAACGACTTAGCAGTTACGGGCAACATTGGTGCTAATAACTTAACAGTCACAGCAAACATAACAGCAAATGATGCTAATATCGGTGATGTACAAATTAGCGGAACAACTGTTGAAGCAACTGCATCAAATGCAGATTTAGAATTACGTGCAAACGGAACTGGAGATGTAACTGTTCCTACTAGTGATGTTGTATTTGGACAAGTATTAACAGTTAACGGTACTACTGATTTACAAAGCGTAAACGTAAGCGGTGGCTTAGTGCATTTTGGTAATACTGTACAAACAGGTACCTTTACTCTTTCTGGGGGAGAGTTTACAAACGGCAATATTAGTATTGACGGCAACACAATTGAAACAACTGATACAAATTCAAACTTAGAATTACGAGCTAATGGTAGTGGTATTATTAGTATACCAACTAATAATGTTACAATTACAAACGACCTAGATGTAGACGGTATTACTAATCTAGACGATACAAACATTGACGGCACATTAACACACGTTGGTAACACTACACAAACTGGTAACTATGCTATTACTGGTGTATTTACAAACGGCGATATTCAAATTGATGGCAATGTAATTGAAACCACTGATACTGATAGTGATTTAGAATTACGTGCAGCCGGTACAGGTACAATAAACGTACCGAACAACAATGTTACATTTAGTCAAGCACTAACAGTAAGTGGTACTACAGATTTACAAGATACAAATATAACAGGATTAGTTACTCATGTAGGTAATACTACACAAACTGGTAACCTTACAATAGCCGGCGAAATTAGTAATGGTAATATTTTAATTGAAGATAATTTTATTACAACTACCGACACAAATGCAGACTTAGAATTACGTGCTAGTGGTACTGGTGAAGTTCTTATTCCTAATAACGATGTTAGAATTACTAATAACCTATTTGTTAATGGTGATGCTACATTAGGTGATACAACACTAACAGGTAATGTAAATATTACAGGTGACATAACACAAACTGGCGATTATTCAATTACAAGTGATCTTTCAGTTGGTGGAGATTTAACAGTTACACGTTCTGCACAGTTTGAAGAAATATTAATAGATGATAATTTTATTACAACAACTACAAGTGATACAGATTTAGAATTACGTGCTATTGGCACAGGTGAAATACTATTACCAAATAATGATTTACACATTACAAATGATCTAACAGTAGACGGTACAATTACTGTGGGTGATATTAATTCAGCAGGAACTATTACTGCTAACAGATTTAGTACAGGCGATATATTAATTGATGATAACTTTATTACTACTACACAAAGTGATAGTGATCTAGAGCTTAGAGCAAACGGCACAGGTGATGTGGTTGTACCAAGTAACAATGTTACATTAGGACAAACTTTAACAGTAAACGGCAACAGTGATTTAGATGATACAACTATAATAGGTACTCTTACACATACTGGAAATACTACACAAACTGGTGACTTTGGATTGTCGGGTAATTTAACAGTTTCAGGAGATGTTAGCGCCGATGGAGTTCAACTTGAAAATATACAACTTGTAGGTAATGTATTAACTACAACATTATCTGATAGTGATCTAGAACTTAGAGCTAATGGTACTGGTATTATTACCATACCAAATAACAATGTTGAAATTACAGGCGACTTAACAGTTAATGGAATCTTAACAGTTACAGATGTCGACAGCATTGGTACTATAACTGCTAATACATTTAGTACAGGCGACATACTTGTAGATGACAATTTCATTACAACTACAACTACTAATAGTGACTTAGAATTACGGGCAGCTGGTACCGGTAGTATTGTAATTGATACATTTAGTATTAATAATAGTACAATTAGTTCAACTGGCGATATAACAATTCAGTCAGGAAGTGAAGCAGTTATTATTGATTCTACAGGCTCACTTAAATTACCGTCCGGTAACACAAGTCAACGTCCAAGTGGAGTTGCAGGACAAATTAGATTTAATACACAATTGGGTAGATTTGAAGGCTATAACGGCACTAATTGGATTAACTTAAAAGGTGTTGAAGATCTAGACGGTGACACTAGAGTTACAGCTGAACTTACTGAAGGTGCAAATGATAATAAGATTAGATTTTATAATCAAGGTACACTAACAGTAGATATTACTCAGGATAGATTAAACGCACCAAAGATAATCGTAGATGACATTGTAGTTGACGGCAATTTGATAAGTACTACAACAACGAATACTAATTTAGAACTAACGGCAAATGGTACTGGTTCTGTTAAGTTTGATAACTTTGCATTTAAAGATAACACTATTACTAATACAGTAGCTGATAGTGTAACAACTTTTGAATCAACTAACAATGGTTATGTTAAATTTGATGGTACTTATGGTTTAGTTATACCAGCAGGCGGAAACACAGAACGTCCACCGTTATCAGCTACTGAATTAGGACAGATGAGATGGAATACAGATGCGCAAAGAACTGAAATTTGGGATGGACAAAACTGGGTATCAGTCGCAGGTACATCAAGCGGTATTACAAGAGCAGACGCAGAAGATTTAGCACTCGAAATTGTATTGAGTTTAGGATAAAAAGATGGCAACATTATTTAAAAATAAAGTAATAAAAACAGTAGGAGTATTACCAGTTGATGTTTATGAAACAGATGCAAGTACTCGGGCAACGGTAATTGGTTTAAGTTTAACAAATCTTACGCAGTCGTTTGTGTATGTAGATGTTTTAATGCAAGATGATACTAGTCAAACTGGATACTACTTAAAAGAAACATTGCTACCGGCAAACACAAGTTTACGTGTAGTAGCAACAGGCGAAAAATTAATTATCGCACCGAGTAATAAATTACAAGTGCGTTCAAGTATAGACGACAGTGTTGATGTTGTCGCAAGTATAGTGGAGATTGTATAATGAGTCATTATATAGGTAATAATCCAGGCGCAATTGTACAAGGATTTATTAAGCAATATTTTTACGGTATGCGTAGAAATGATGACGGCGAATTGTTTTTATTAAGAGTTGATCAACTTAGCGGACAAGGCACGGCAACTATCAACGATGTCGGCATTGGTGAAAACAACTACCCCGACTTTGAGGAAGGGATTGACTTTTTAGAAGGTATTGATGCAAACCACGATATTGTTTACGAAAACTTAAGATATCAACAAATTAAGTGGGACGGAAGATTATTAACATATTACATTGATCCAGCAGACGGACAATTTATTGTAAGAATTTCAGAAGATTATGTTTACCCTGATAATATTTCAACAGACGGGTATTAAGGAATAGAAAATGGCAGAATTTAAACTAGAACGATTTAAGTATAATTGGAAAGGTGAATGGACTACCGGCACTGCTTATAAACGTGATGACGTTGTAAGAGTAAACGGCAAAAGTTACGTATGTATAATTACACACGCATCAGGTGTAACATTTGCATCGGACTTAGATGCTATTCTTCCAGGATCAGTTCCGCCGCAACCACAACCTAGATGGACTGTAATGACAAGCGGTTTAAGTTTCACAGGTGACTGGGAACAAGGTACTGCATATAATTTAGGCGATATAGCAAAATATCAAGGATCTCTATGGAGATGTGTAATAAATCATAATGCTTCATCATTTGCTGGTGATATAGGAAATTGGGTAGCATTTAGTCAGACTACAAGTTTTGTTGGTGAATGGACATCGACTACAGCATATGCACCCGGCGCAGTAGTAAGCTATAACGGAAATGTTTATAAATGTATAACAGGACACACTGCATTCCAAACATTAGAAGATTCGATAGAAAACTGGCAACTATATCGCGAAGGCAGCTTTTGGGCAGGAACATGGGCATCTGGTACAGATTATAGATTAAATGATATTGTAAAATATGGCGGCGCAATTTATAAGTGTACAGAAACACATACGTCAAGTGGCTCAGCAATAGACGAAACAAAATTTACTATTGAGGCTTTTGGTAGCGAATATAGTGGAACATGGGACGAAACAACTAATTATAATATAGGCGACATAGTAAGACACAACGGGTTTTCGTACTATGCTGTTACTAATCACATTGATTCAAAGCCTTTTGTTGATGTTGATACTCCTAATCCTAATTGGATTTTACTTTCAAGAAGTATAAATTTTGTAGGATTGTGGGACGTTACTGCTATTTACAAAACAGGTGATGTAGTACTACGTGGCGGCAACTTATACATGGCAGTACGTGATATTGGAAATCCTGAAGAAGATGATTTTGAAATTGTTGACGGCCTAAGTAGAGATGTTGACGGCAGTAGTTTAGACTACCTTGAAACAGATACTTGGGAATTATTAATACCTGGAAAAGCATTTGTAGGATATTGGACCACTGGTACACAATATACTATTGGTAGTGTTGTTCTTTTCAAAGGAACTTCTTATGTTTGTGAATATGAACACGAATCAAGTTTTGTAAACTTTCCTGGAGACAACGGAAGCGGATACGAATATTGGGAAGTTGTAGTTCAAGCAGGACAACCAGCAGCATTAGAAGTTAAAGGCGATATTTTAACCTTTGGACCTAATAGACAAATTGATTCTGCAGGCGATAGAACTCAAGACGGAAGTACAGTATTTGATGATAGTAGTTTAGGTGATACTAGATTAGGAATTGGAAAGTCAGAACAGATTTTATCAGTATCGTCTGAGTTAGAAGTATTTTGGAGAGATATACAAGAAGATGCAGACTCAATCTATGTTGCATCTAACGGTATAGATGATGATAATAGAGGAACGTTTCAAAAACCTTTTAAAACAATTAGGTATGCAGCAGAACATGTAGAAGATACATACCAGGCAGGCTCCCCTGTAATTATTAGAGTTAGTGCAGGAAAGTTCCAAGAAATTGCTCCTATAACTGTTCCTGCAGGGTGTGCAATAAACGGCGACGAATTGCGTTCAACTACTGTTTTAGCAAATACTGCTATAGAGTCTTATCAAGACCAATATCCATATGTAACAGATTACTTAACTCACTTTGTTTCTATAATTCAAAGAATAATAACTGCCGAAGCAATTACTCCGCAACCTGGAAATACAGTACCTCAGGTAACTACAGTACAAACTCCGGTACTAGATATAAACGGTGAACAAGCAATTAACCAAGTAACTGGTGAATTAGAATTTAATGAAACTTTTCCACTATCAGATCTTTCAGGTGCAAACAGAGTACTTGAATTAATTGAAGATTGGAAAAACTATGTAGAGTTTGAAACATTAAGTGGCTCTGTTAATCCAACACTATCTGGATCTAATGTAATAAATGTTGATGCTCTTGTGTCTAATGCTGGTGAAGCATTACACGAAAATAGAAACTTTGTTGCTGCTGATTTATTAGCATACTTAAAAAATGAATATCCAGATGTAACGTTTAACGATATACAGATAAAAAATGATATTAAGCATATGTTACGTGGATTTAAACGAGATACACGATACAGTGGTAATTATGCTACATTACTTTCTGCAAAAAGATTTGCAAATGCAGTTAAAGGAAGTCAAACATCAGATTTATTCTTTATGAGAGATACTACTGGTTTAAGAGATATGACAACTGGAGGATTAGAAGGAGTGCTTAATCCACCCGGAGTATTTGAGTTATATCAAAAACCAACAGGCGGCGCATTAGTAGCTCTTGATCCAGGTTGGGGAACAGCAGATACTCGTACTTGGATTAATAATAGATCACCTTATATTCAAGGTGTTACAAATACTGGAACAGGATGTACTGGTATGAAAGTTGATGGTGCATTACACGACGGCGGTAATAAGTCTATGACAGCTAACGACTTTACGCAAGTAGTAAGTGATGGTATTGGTGCCTGGGTTACAAATAATGCAAGAGCAGAACTTGTATCAGTATTTACATACTATTGCCAAATTGGTTATTTTGCCGAAGACGGCGGAATCATACGTGCAGCAAACGGTAACAACTCATATGGTCGTTATGGATCTATAGCAGACGGCATTGACGATACTGAAGTTCCACAGGTTGTAGCTGCATACAATAGATATAATCAAGCAACTGTTTCAGAGGCATTTGCTGGCGGAGCATCGGACGAAATTAAAGTATTTGAATATTCCAATGCAGGTGAAAATTATACAACAGCAAGTGCAACTATTACAGGAGCAGGCGCCGATGCATCTGTAGAATATACAGATTTTAGAGACGGCGGATTATTTGAAGGAAGATTAATTAGTGCAGATGGATCTAGTAAAGCTGGAGGCGCAGGATATTTAAGACGTCAAGGTAGCGCACAAGAACTTGCTGATTCATCTAGTTCAATAAAACTTGCAGCTACAGATGTAACACAGTTTGAGTCTGAAATATTAGGCATGAAGATTATTATTACGGGCGGCACCGGAGTTGGACAATATGGATATATTTCTGGATTTACTTTTGCAACAAAAACAGTAGAAGTTACTAGAGATAGTGATGATCAGCTCGGCTGGGATCATATTATTCCAGGCACTCCAATAGTACCAGCATTAGACTTATCTACACGATATAGAATAGAACCAAGATTATCTGTTACTAGACCAAACTTTGGAGCATCAACTGCATCATTATTTACAAATAGAACATATGTAGATATGGAGTTTGGAAGTTTTACACAATCCTTTACTGGAGTTACAGGCGGAGGAAATGTAATTTGGAGAGACGATTCTGAAAGTAGAATTACAGTTAGCTCTATAATTAGTAATGTAGCATTGCAATTTAATGCATCATTTTCTGCAAATCCAAATGTGCCTTTTGATATAAAAGGTAGAGAGTCGGGTACAACAGCAACGATAACTGCCATTAGTGCAAATACTGGTACTATTATAGAAGTTGATATCTCTGGTAACGGGAACGGATTTCAATCAGGTGAAGAAATAGACTTAGTTTTAGATTCTGGTACAGGCGATACATTTGATGGTTCACCAATTAATGCTATTTTTAATGTAGTCAGAAGTGGTACAACATATAATGTAAATTTAAATAGTGGTGGCGCAGGTTATAAAGCTAATGATAAAATTACTATATTAGGAACAGCGTTAGGAGGAACTACTCCAACTAATGATCTAACAATTACAATTAATACTGTTTCAGATGATAGTACAAGTAGTATATTAACATATTCAACAGTTGGACGCGGTAGAGACGGTCGATTTGTTTCTTTGACTAATATTGAAAATGCAAGATGGAGTGATGACGGATCTAACTGGACTGAAGTAAATTTACCATTTAATGCTAATATGACTAGCTTAACAAGTGGTAATAATAGATTTATTGCAACAGCAGCAAATGAAGCACGTATAGCACTTTCTTTTACAGGAATTGTTTGGTTAGAAAGAACATTACCGTTAGCTTTATCATGGTCAGATAGTGTATATGCTAAGAATAAATTTGTGTTAATTGCAAGTGATGATGATAGAGTTTTATCTAGCGCAGACGGAACAACTTGGACTCAAGGTAGTATTCCAGATGACACCGACGGCGGCGTAGATAGTACCACAAGTGTTTGGAGTAGTATTACGTATGGTAAAGGTAAGTTTGTTGCATTATCGTCAAGTGACGGAGCAACAGCATCTAGTACAGACGGTGTTACTTGGACAAGACATGACAGTGCAATAGATTTTAACCCAAACTATATTTCATACGGTAATAATAGGTTTGTTGCAATTGCTCAGGCTGACGGTGAAACAGCTTATAGTTTTGATGGCATAACTTGGTATACTAATACTGATACATTTAGTACTATATCGGGAATTACTTTTCAACCTACTGCTGTTAAGTATGCTAATGGAATGTTTATAGCAATTGGTTTAGATAACGGATCAGCAACAGGGGTTGTATTCCAAAGTGAAGACGGAGTAACTTGGGAACAAAGAGGATTATCAGTACCACAACTTTGGAGTGCATTAGCATATGGTAATAAGGTATGGTATATAAAATCAAATGCAGCATCTACAGATGCTGTAGCATTAGTTACTACCGGAGCGAGAGCAAAACTAAGAGCAGATCTTAACGTAGGGTCAATGACTGAACTGAGAGTATTAGACCCAGGTAGCGGGTATAATCCTTTAACTGCACCGACAATAACTATTACAGATCCTAATGTTGTATTTGCAGCAGCAACTGAAAGTAGAATTGGCGATAAAGTTCTTGCGCAGCCTGAGTTTATCAATAGGGGCGCAGGATATAGAAACACTACAAGTAAAATTATTATTTCAGGCGATGGCTATGCTGACGATATACCTGTAGGGAATGTACTTACAGTGTCAGGCATAACTGCTATCCCAGGACCTGGTGTACAAATTAAAATTGCAGGAGTTATAGATCCAAATGCATTAGTACCAGGATCTCTTGCTGTGTTTAGCGGCGTCACAGTTGAAGATTTAGGCGATGACGGATTAGGCAACGAAACAAAAATTGTACGTTTTCAAATATCTCCAAGACTTGATGTAGAATATGTAGTTCCAAACGGTGCCGAAGTAACGTTACAAGAAAAATTTAGTCAATGTAGAATTAGTGGACACGATTTCTTAGACATCGGTACAGGAAACTTTATACAAACTAATTATCCAGCAGTATATGCAGGCGGAGCGTTCTTCCAAGCAGCGCCAGAAAATGAAGTATACGAAGCCAATGGCGGCAGAGTATTTTATGTAAGTACAGACCAAGATGGTAACTTTAGAACTGGTGAGTTGTTTAGTGTACAACAGGCAACTGGTATTGTTACTATTAGTGCTGAGTTTTTTGACTTAGACGGATTAAGTGAACTAGCACTAGGCGGTGTTAGGCTTGGTGGCTCAGGTACAGTTGTAAATGAATTTAGTACAGATCCAACATTTGCTGCTGATAGTAATAATGTTATTCCAACACAACGAGCAATAGTAACATTCTTAGCAGATAGATTATCAGTTGGTGGCGAAAGTCTTGAAGTTAACAAATTACAAGCAGGTAGAGTATTACTTGGCGGCGTTCCTGAAAACGAAATTAATACAAATACAGGACAGTATGTAATAATACCATCAGATGTAGTGTTCGACGGGACGTTTGAATCTAATGACGGTGCAGGTAACATTACAATAAATCAAACAGCAATATCAGGAACAATTGTTTCACAGATGTTGTATTTTAAACAATTTGACGATACTATGCAATAAAAATATGTATAGTAAGAATAAGATAAATAACACTAGCGGAGTTAAAACAAATGGCAGAATTTAAATTAGGTAGAATTAGATTTGTATGGAAGGGCGACTGGACATCATCGAAAGTCTACTTTCAGGACGATGTAATTGCGTTCGGCGGCAAAACTTACATATGTACAATTGGACATACAAGCGATTCGGTATTCTTTACAGATTTAGACATAGTTCCATCTAAATGGAACTTAGTTAGTGATGGACAAACATGGAAAGGCGACTGGACTGTAAGTACTGATTATGTTTACGGCGATATTGTAAGTTATGGTGCTAGATTATATATTGCTAAAACAATACATACTTCGATTGCAACTGCTGTTGATGCAACTGACGGATTAGAAGCAGACATAGCAAACTGGGACGCATATGCAGAAGGATTAGACTGGAAAGGCGACTGGTCAGTTGACACAAGATATCGAATAAACGACTTTGTAAAATATGGCGGCGCAACTTATGTTTGTAATACACTCCACGTTTCAAACGCTTCTGTAGTTGACGGCTTAGAACTTGACATAGCAAACTGGGACGTATTTAATCAAGGATTAGAATACAAAGGCGACTGGGCAAAAAACACAAGATATAAGTATAATGATTTAGTACGATACGGCGCTGGAATTTGGATTGCTACTACTGCGCATACATCCACAAGTGATTTAGGAACTGACGGCGCAAACTGGGCACAGTATGTTGAAGGATTTCAATACGAAAATGATTGGTCACCTTACAGAGGTTACCAGCCAGGTGACGTTGTAAGATACGGCGGAAATCAATACATTGCTAAAACTAATCACAATGAAGTTACTCCTGGACCACAAAGCGGATCAATATCAGCTATTACACAAGATGTACCTGCTAGAGTTACACACGCAAATCACGGATTACAAGATTCTAGACAAATTATAATTAGTGATGTCGAAGGTATGACAGAAATTAATGGTCTAACATTATATATTGATGTTATTGACTCTGCTAGTTTTGATTTATACGAAGACGAAGAATTAACAACAGCGTTAGACACAACTGCTTTTACAACATATACTTCAAGCGGAATTTATACTTCTGCTTCACCTGTTGATTGGGATTTATTTACAGAAGGATTTCGTTTTTTAGGCGATTGGAATGCAGATAGTTCAAATCAACATTATAAAGTAGGAGAAGTTGTTCGTTTAGGTGGATTTACATACATATGTATTTTAGATCACGAAGAAGGACAGCAACCACCTAACCCAACGTATTGGAAATTAGTTAATGAAGGTTTCCGTTGGAGAGGTGAGTGGTTAGACGATCAAGAATATTACGAAGGTGATGTTGTACGTTATGGTGACAATAGTTATTACTGTACTTTATATCACATATCAGAAGGCGACGATTACTCAACAGAAACACTACTAGGTCAAGGCGGCGGCGCACAAGGTTCTCGTCCAGACTCAGCTGACTCGGGTCAATACTGGGCTGTTATAGCTATTGGTTCAGAAGCTAGTGTACTTACTACAGCAGGCGATTTAGTTTACTACAGCGGAACCGCTCCGTCAAGATTGCCAGTAGGTAAAGAAGGTCAAGTATTAACAGTAAGTTCAGAAGGAATTCCTAATTGGGAGTTTTTACAAACAATTGAAGATATTTATTATGTTTCAGAACATGGTATTGATAGATCATTTCCAGAGTCTGGTGGCAGTATTGATCGTCCGTTTAAAACAATCCGTTATGCATGTGAACAAATAGAAAAAGGTCCAAAGAATCCTAACGCACAATATTTGTTAGAAATGAATAGAGTGTTTATTCAAGAAGAAGTTGGATCTTGGATTAATTATCAAATTGCTAATGCTGGTGGATCAGGAATTTGGAATAATTTTACATACGGCGAAGACAAGTGTAAACGTGATGTTGGATACATTGTTGATAGATTAAGATGGGATATTGGCCACGGCGGAAATTTAAAATCAAGAGCAGCAGCATTATCCTTTGTTAACGGATTTAGTGCAGTAGGTGAACTTTCTGATGCTACTGAAGATCAAGTTTATGGCGGCGCAGGTTTAGCAGCAGAAACAACGCAATCAGTTGCAGCATATAATTATATGCTAACCGTAGTAAATGCAGTTCTTAATAACGAAGCTCCAGCAGTAATTTATCAAAATGTTACAGACGATTCTGTAGCAATTACTAATCAGTATACTAATATATTGCTTGATTCAGAACCAAATGTATATACTAAAATACAAAGTTTAGTTGGCATAATTACTTCAACAATAACAGCAGGAGATACTAGCGTAATTCCGGCCAGAGAAGTCCCGCAAACATTAGTTAAAATATCTACAGGCGAGCATTACGAAATATTACCAATTAGAGTTCCAGCGTATTGTGCAATATTAGGAGATGAACTACGTTCAACAAAAATTATTGCAGCAAACGCTACAACACCAGCGACAGATACAGCAAATACTGTAGCAACTTTTGATAGAATTGCAAGTATTGTAAGTGATGTTGTTACAGGTACAACAGTTACTACGACAGCAGGAAATGTTGAACCACAAAGTCAAAATTGGCCACTTGCTGTCACAACACAATCAGAAAAAGTATCAAGTCTAGTAGACTTAATGAAATATCAAATTGATTATGGCTTAAAGACTATGGCTGCAGGGTATTATACAGATCCTACAGGTTATGCGTCAACTTTAGAAAATGCAAGAACTAATTTAATTGCTAATAAAGATTTCTTAAAAGCAGAAGTAATTGCATATCTAGATACAGAATATCCAACATTAAAATATGGTAAAACTGACAGTCGTCGAGATACTGGATTTATTATTGATTCATTAATTTATGACTTAACATATGGCGGCAACTCAATGGCTGTAATAGCCGGATTAGCATATTGGGACGGGGACGACGAAACAGAAGATCAACTTCCGGCTTCGTTAAAGACAGAATGTATTGCGTCAATCAACTATCTAAAAACAACAGCACAAAGTGTTGCTGGGGCTGTAGCTTTAGCATCGCCTAAACAAACTGTTGTAGAACAAACTGTTGTAGGTTTAGCACCAGGCAGTATTACTGAAATTGCAAACAATGTAGAGGATATTGTTGATATTATTAACAATGGTCCAGATGCAGTTGGTGATACAACTACACTAGTTAACCCTACACTTGCAGACGGTGTTAACTCAACTACAGCATTAATTGCTGCTAAAGGTGCATTAGACACTGCTACAGCTGGAATTAAGACTAACACAACTAGTTGGATTAATACTAACTATCCAGCTTTAGTTTATAACAGTGCTAAGTGCGAAAGAGACGTTGGTAAGATACTAGAAGCAGTAGGATTTGACTTTGCTTTAAATAGTAACTATAGAACACTTAAAGCAGCACACGCATACTTGCGTAAAACTGCTATAGAAGTATACACAGGCGGCCAGAAGCAACAAACTAGAGAAGCAATTCAATATGCACTCTTAGATGTAACTAATGGTGCTATTGCAAACGTTGCAAGTGACGCAACAGCTATTGCAAGAATAACAGCAAGTGCAAGAATTATTGACGCAGTATTATTTGGCGCTACTAACGAAGGTAGTGTATGTCAAACTGATGATCAAAATGCATATTATGCAATATTACAGTTAGAACGTAATAGAGACTTTGTTATTGCTGAAGTAAGTGCTTGGATAGCATACGAAATAGATAATGCAGTATCAGGAAGTATTTGGGAAAATTATACTTATAATAGTGAACTGTGCTTACGTGATGTAGGCCTATACATTGATGCATTAAAATATGATTTATATAAGCCAGGCAATTATGCTTCGAGATACGTTGCACGTTTTTATAATAATTCAGTAACAGGTTCTCAAGAAGAAGACATGTTCTATTTAAGAGATGCTACTGGTGTAAGAAATTGTACATTACTAGGATTAAATGGACAACTGTTACCTGAAAATACATATGGCTACAGTAAAATGTCTGCAGGAGCATATTGCTCCTTAGATCCAGGTTGGGGTCCAGATGATTTCCGTACTTGGATTATTACACGTTCGCCATACATACAAGGTGTTACAACATTTGGTAATGCAGCAACTGGACAAAAAATTGATGGTGCTTTACACAACGGCGGCAATGACTCAATGGTGTCAAATGACTTTACACAAGTTATTAGTGACGGTATTGGCGCACACATTCTTAATAATGGTAGAGCAGAACTTGTATCAGTGTTTACATATTACTCACACATTGGCTACCTTGCAGAAACAGGTGGTAGAGTACGTGCAACAAATGGTAACAACTCATATGGTGATTTTGGTTCAGTAGCAACGGGTGTTGACCTGGACGAAACTCCAGTTACAGCAATAGTTGATAACGCTACACAATACAATGCCACTATATCGCAAGTTAATGTAGATAATAGTCAACTTTTAAACTTTGAATATACTCATGCTGGTAATGATTATACTGAAGCTACCCTTAATATATTTGGTCCAGGATCTAACGAAGTAGTAGTTGCAAACGAATTCCGTGACGGAGCGTTTAACTATGCATATGTTGATCAAGATGCAGATCCAGATGTACCGCTAGGTGGTAGCGGATATGTGATAGCAAGTAACGTTGCACAAAGTGGTAGTGCAACAGGAATATTCCTAAGTGCAACAGACGGTTCATTAAGTTCAGCATACCCAGGAATGAAAATTTATATCATAGGTGCTGCTGGTATAGGACAATACGGTATCATTAATACATATGATGCAGGTACTAAAGAAGTTACTGTGTTAAGAGAATCAGACGGTGTTGCAGGTTGGGATCACGTAGTTCCAGGAACACCTATTGTTGCTCCTAACAGTTCATCAACATACCAAATTGAACCAAGAATTACAATCACTGCTCCGACTAACTCAAATAGTAGTATTACAATGCCAGCATCAACTACTTGGTATGATGTTGAATGGATTCAAACAGCGGCACAATACGTAGGAGTTACTACAACTGGCGGCACTGGTAGCGGAGCAACATTTGATGTTACACGTAACGGCAGCAAATATTACCTAACTATTAATGCTGCAGGTACAGATTATACAAGATTAGAAACATTGACTATTGCAGGTACAGCAGTTGGCGGAGCAAGCCCGGCAAATGATATTGTTGTAACACTCATATCTATTAATAGTGTGACAGGTGCTGTTGTAGAATTTGATTTTACAGGAACTGCACAAGCAGGAAAATTCCTTGCAGTTGGCGCTGGAACAAATGGAGCAGTAAGTGTCGATGGCGAAACTTGGACTTCAGAAGTATTACCTACTTTACCAGGAGGCAACTATGCAAGTATTGCTAGAGGCTTACAAGATGATGGATCGTCAACATTTAAGCCAAGTGCTATTATTGTAGTTGCAGATGGCGACAGTACAGTTGCATATTCAGGCGATACTGATAATTGGTTAACAAGTTCTCTTCCAGGATCGTTTAATGCAACAGGTGAAAATACTGTAGCATTTGGACAAATTTCTGATATTACAGCAAGATTTGTTGTTATTAGTGACGCAGATCAAGATGTTGCATATTCAGATAACGCTGGACAAACTTGGAGTATAACAGGCACAGCACTTCCAGCAAATGGATTTGGTGAAATGGTATACGGCGCTGGCAAATTTGTTGCTATTAATAGTGGAACAACAAGTGCAGCGTTTTCCGAAGACGGTGTTACTTGGACAGGTGTAACTGCTCCAGCATCATTTGCAGCAGTAACAGATATTGTATGGGGTAACGGTAAGTTTGTAGCACTTGGTGGTACAAACGGTATTATGTACTCACTAGACGGTGTTACTTGGTACGAAAATACACTTACACTTCCATTAACTGCTACAGAACGTAAAATAGCATACGGACAGGGTACATTTGTTATTTCAAGTGATGACACTGACGAAGTTCAATATAGTCACGATGGATTGTATTGGCAGTCATACACATTAACTGGAACAACTACTACAGGTGGATTTAATGCAATAGCATTTGGTAATCCTGCACAAGAAGGTAAATTTGTAATGATACTACCTGGAGCAGGAACATCAGGAAAATCTGCTAAAATTAATACACCTGCAAAAGGTAGAGCAAGTGTAGCAAATGAACAAGTTTTTGAAGTTAGAATAACAGAACCAGGAAGCGGCTATACAAGTGCTCCAACAATAACTGTAACAGATCCTAACAATGTTGATGACGTTGTACTAGTGCCGCAAATTGGCAACGGTACTCTAGCTAATCCAACACTTGCTAACAGAGGTACAGGATTTACTAGTGCTAGTGCAGAAATAGAAGCAGTTAACTCAAATGGTAACGCACTATTTCCTCAAGCAGGAGCATTTATTGCTGTACGTAGATTGACAAAAAGACCAGTAACTGGATCTAACGTAGAGTTTGGAAATTTACCAGGAGAGTTCTTTAAACTTGTTAATGTTGTGAGTTTCCTAGGCACCGAAGACGGTAGCTATACAGGATTCTTACAGATATCACCAAACATTCCAGTTGAGGATGATTTATCAAATGGCGATTCGGTATCAATGCGTATTAGATTTAGTCAAGTACGTTTAACAGGGCACGATTTCTTAGATATCGGAACTGGCGGGTTTGCAGAAACAAACTATCCTAATACACCTGTTAATCCACCAAGTCAAGCAAAAGAAACTAGCGACTTTAACGGCGGACGAGTATTTTATACTGCTACAGACCAAGATGGTAACTTTAGAGTTGGTGACTTGTTTACTATTGAACAATCAACTGGTGTTGCAACATTGAATGCTGATGCATTTAACATTGCAGGACTACAAGAACTTTCATTGGGAG